TTGTCAAAGTGTCTGTCACCGCAGTTGACTACGAAGGCGTAGCCCCGTAATTTGACGCGGTGGACAACCGCTTCTTATTTGCATTTACTGACCCGGGAGAGTTAAAACTTCTGGGTCGTTTTGTGTACCCGTTTTGCATCAAGTATCGGGTGCGACTGCTGGCTATCAATTCGCCACTCGTAAATACTCATCGGGACATCGAGCCTCTGGACTTGGTCTTAGCGGTGCAGATTTGCTCTGAGAGGACGTTTGGCGAGTTAACCTGGCTCGACCATTGGTACTTGGCTAAACTCAATCGGGATAAAGCTTTCTTTCGCCAGACTGTTTTCTCATTCACGACTTACGCGCATCAAAGTATCTGGCCTAAATTCTGGGAGAAGACCGAGAAGACAGGTGGATCAGCAGACGGCGGGGTCGGGTGGCCTCTTATGGTCGTGGCTAACTTAATCAGTAACGGCATCACGGAGGACAGGGCGTGGAATATGCCGGAATGTCAGGCCATCTGGTTATCTACCGCGTTCATTAAAATCAAGGGCGGAGAAGTTAATGTCCTGACTACCGAGGAGGAAGAATTTATGGAGGAGCAACGGAAGGCGAAGGAAGAAGCCGACAAGCCCGTTGCCGAAAAGTCATAGGTATAAGACAACATCATGGCTCAATCCTTAGAATTTGGTATCGTCGGTAAATCTAACGCCGCTGAGGTAATGGGTAAGGCTGGACAAGAGGCTGATAAGTTACGCAAGAAATTAGCCAACGCGTTTGATTTTAAGAACGCTTTAGTCGGTGCTTTCATCGGTGCGTTCGGTGCAGCTGCATTACTTGATAAGGCTATCAATACTATTACCGAAAGTTTTAAGGGTATGGCTGATGTAGCGGATCAGGCAGGCAAGGCAGGAATCAGTGCAGCTGAATTTGATAAACTATCTTTCGCAGCTCAGGATGCTGGCGTTTCAACAAGAACATTAAGCAAATCAATTCGTGAACTTCGTTTTATGATGAAGGACGCATTGACTGATACCAAGAAAATGACGCTCCTTACTGAAGGATTAGGATTTGCAGAAGATGATATACGCTCTGGAAAAGTTAAATCTATTGAAGTATTTCAGCGCGTAGCCCAAGCCATTTCAACGCAAGAAAATGATACACAAAGATTAGCTATTGCAACGGCATTTTTTGGAAATATTGTGGCTAATGATATGCTACCAGTCCTTGAAGCTATCGCTAAGAACCCAGATATATTCAAAGGATTAGTTGTAGGTAGCGAAGAAGCCTATGCAGCTGCGGACAAATTAGATTCCAAGATGGCTAAACTTTGGCACAACATTAAGAATAACATCGGCATTGCAATGGTTCAATTTGATGAATTTACGAGCAAGCAAGAAAAGTTAAATAACGAGACAATGAATCAACCAGGCGTAAAGGGATTGATGGAGAGTATGCCTTTTGGTGGTGCAATACCGGCAGTGCTTGGAACATTTCAAAAAGAATCGGCTACACCAGCCAATGCCCAATCCTCCAAAGTAAATGCTCAGGCCATCATCGACGCACAACAGAAAACGGTTAAAGGTGATAACACCATCGCCAACTCCCTCGGTGCTTCAATGGGCAACGGCCCGACTTCCGGTGTGATCGGTGTCGGCAACAATGCACAATTTACTTTGATGGAGGAACAGTTAACAACGCTTAAAGGAATCAAGGAAGGCATTGACCGCCTTGCTCCTGCATCTGCCGTAGATACAGACTTTACTAAGGAAAGACAACAACTAACATACTAACTTTATGGCACGACAAGACTACGGAGATGATTTATTAGAAGACATCCTACAACCAGGTTGGAAACTCTCCGACGATGGTTTTGGACTGCACACCATCAGCGCAACATACAAGGCCGACAATACGCTTGGGTTCGAGTTTGTCCGTGGTGATCCGTTTGTCATCGCTGAATTTGCGTACTGCAAACTGCACAAGCAGACCTCCTCATTCGACGCCTTAGGCATTAAGACTTCTGTTTGCGAATACGTCGGTATCGACCCAGACATCAATAGCGGTAACTTTACTAACGCACAAATCACGACTGCGGGTGGTCTTAGCACTGAGAAACTTGAGACGATTCCTAACTTCACTTTCGACTTCGCAACCGAAAGAAATATGTTGGCTGGCCCTCCACCTTACACTCAAAGCCCCATCGGGCCTCTGGTTTCGATTAAGAACCCTGCGGACTTTGTAGCACAAGCCGTGACAGGCGGTGCGGTAGCCGTAACTAAACAACAGTCTTTCATCGGTGAGAATGGTGCGTGTTTTGAGAACGAAGACGGTGGCAAATTCTTGGGCTTCGTTGACCCTCAGTTTGATTACTTCTACGGAAAGACTTCTTACCTTGCAGCGCAACAAACCTTCTCCGGAATCGTTTATGTTAGCGATGATGCAATGGCTAATGAATTTTTAAACCTACTTAGCACGACTTCAAGCACGGGCAACTGGGAAGGTAATTTACCTTACATCATCCCGACTTATTTGACAGGCCCATTCGAACAAACCGTGGGTGATGACGCTTACAATCAATTACTTTTAACGCAGACTAACATTGAAAGTTTTGGAGATTTATATAAGATTTCTTACGAGATTAAATTCAGTGTCCCTGGCTGGCATCCCGCAGTTTATAACGAAGCCTCAGCTCCTTAATTAAAATGAACAAACCTCTCAATGGTGTAGGGTATGATTTAAACTCTACCAATAAAGGTTTCTCGTTATCAATTCACGACCCTGCTTATGTTGAGCCGGGAGATGGGTTTATGGTGATGCCCTCACTTCCTGCATTCCCTTCTCCGCCACAATTTCAGTGTTACGCAACTCCTGGTGCTGGTGCATATACTGGAAACACAATTCTTACAATTGTCGCTGGTGGTGTAAATTATACCAATAGCAATATGCCTTACATTGCTGAGGGTGTTGAACAGAATTTTGCACAGGCATTTATACTTAAAGCTGCGGTGGTCTCAACAGGTGTGACGGCAGTCGCTGGTGCAGTGCCTACCACATCGTTAGCACCATTCATGCTTAACAATGGTTTCTATGCGTTACTTAATCCGGCTAATAAATACTATGTAGTCTTAAGTTACTACGACGCTGACGGTGATCCTGGTGCTTTAGACGTTCCTATCCTTGCAGAACGTAGACCTTGGGTTTCAATTCTTGAGGAAGGTTGCAGTGAGTTTGATAAAATCTTTATTGAGCAAGGGCCTTCGTATTATACCGGCCTGCTTAACATAGCGCCGATGACGGAGTACGATGACGCTGGAGACCCTAAGAAATTCTTTGGCTTTAATCACACTGGTTATTTTAACCCGACTAAGTTTGGTGCTAACATAAAAATCATTGCGATGATTGAGGCGGGTGTAGTTTATCAATACACTAACGGAGGACAGAACTTAACAATCCCTGTGCAGAACCACGGCACGCGTATGATGTATGTCCCGGGTATGCTGGAAATCGATGACCCCTATTATGCTAACGAAGCGGACGATTGGTCTTTTGTCGTTAACACTACGGACATTCAAGGCCTTGCTGGTGTGTCTTACACTGGTGGCTGGTGGGATCAGGTCACGGACAATACTAACCCTGTTGCAGTCACTACGCACAATTACAGTTACTATTCAGTAAGCACAGAAAACACTGACAACATGGGCGAGTTTAGTTGTTCGGTATTGGGTTGGCCTGCTGAGGAAGGTTCATCGCATAGACTTAGAATTAAGAGCGGTCTGGTAACTTTTAAGACTGTCACCGTGGATGATGAGTATGGTATAATCAGCGTTAACCCAGAGGTTAAGAATTTAAGAATTAACGAACCCAATATTTACCCAGAAGATTCACTGCATATTGGCTTAGATGATAACCCAGATTACATTCACAGTGACGGTTATATTGAATTAGTTGAAGGGTCGGACTACTACGTTTTCCTATTTAAAGTAATTCCTGACTGGAGTGGTGCATCGGAAAGTAAAGCCCCGCAGCTGGTAATTTCAAAGGTAGCGGACGCTCCTAATACGGACATTGTAACTAAGGCGAATGGTGGCGGGTATACGACTGCTTATTTGATGGTCGAAGAACCAGAGCCACTTGCTAATATTGTCACGGCTGATCCAGAGACTGGGTCTGTCGGAACTTTTGACCCTGCTGATTTAGATGATAGGGTTGTATTCCATGCTGACCAATTAAAACTTTATGCGTCAAATATGTATCCTGCTGGGATGGAAACTTGGTTAGCTGCTTTTGCAACAGGCGATGGTGGTGCAGTGCCAGCATTTGCAGAACCCGACGTAATGGCCGTAGACGATGTCTTAACTGGGCCTTTAGAGGATAACATTGTTGGTTCAGGTGGAGGTTATGTTGTGTCATCTTTCGTTTATATTGATGCCGCTTATGCGGGTGGTTTTACAGATAATGTCATTGTCGCTAAAGACGTAGGAACTTTATACAGCTATACAACAAACCCATTAGTTTCTGGTGTCATTGATTTAGAATCAATTGAAGTTGGCTTAGTCGACCTCGGTCCAACCCCGAACGAAGTTGTAACATTCACTGGAGAAGACATTCAAATCACCGGCACAACAACCTCGCTTACATACCTATCTAAAGCAAACATTCAGGACAAACTCATCGGCTACACTAAAACTTCCTGCTACCGTAAAGACATCGCGTACATTCAATGGGACGGTGCAAACTCTCGCTTCATTGTTAAACAATTACATAACGGCCCTGTGGTCATCGAAGATAATCCAATTCACCTCGGCAATACTATCATCGCAGAAGACTCCGAGAAGGGCTGGACGGACACAGGCGGAACTACACCGACCGAAGACATCGTGGGTGTATCATTTGGCGGTTACACGAAATCACTCAACGACGGCTCAACTAATCAGCCCGACGGCTCAACTACGGCAGAGGATTATATTCCTAATCAGCCCTCTCAAATCGAGAACCCTGTGATAACCTAATGGGTAGGTCTCCCCTCTGCCAATTCCGTCAATTTTATATGTCCACCGTATCAGCAATATTTAAACGAGGAACGACCTTAGCTGCGACAGTAACTTACACGCCCGCTCAAGGTGGCCCGGCTAACTTAACGGCCACGACGATCACCAGCGACATACAGACTTCCAACAGCTCTTTCTTTGGTACGACGATTGTAAAAGCCAATGACGGCCTATCCTTCACCATCCGCTACGACGATACGGCTAACTGGTCTTTAGGTAGCGCGCGCTGGGACATTAAATTTACGGACGGCGGGGTCACTTGGTACTCGGAAACTCTACGCCTCACAGTCATCGAACAGGTAACGGCTTAATCGCGTAATCAATAGCCCTACAACTTATGGCAATCTCGATTACTCCTTCGCCCTTCGGTTCAGTCACTGTCACTTTAGATGGTGAGTTAGGTGGTGTTTTGTCGGTGTCAGTTTTAGCGACCAGTAACTCGGCCCTAGATATGGCTCTCGGAACTCCTGGGCCTGCTGGTGAAGCGGGTGAGCCAGGGGCGAATGGTGTTGGGGTCGCAGCTGGTGGCCTTATAAATCAGGTATTGGTCAAACTCAGCAATGATGACTTCGATACTGGGTGGGCTAATAGTGGTGCTGGTGGCGACTACTTGCCTTTATCTGGTGGCACGATGTCAGGGACAATCTTCCTTCCATCTCTCCGCAATTTACTGAACACCGATTTAACGGTCACGGCTTACAATGACACAGGTGCAGGGACAAATTTCATTCATACCTTTGACGCCTTCGACGGAACATTCGCGCTGGCTACTAATGGTGGCGGGTTAAAGTTTCCAGACGCTACGGTGCAAGTGACCAGTGCGTTACCACTTACGGGTGGGACGGTGTCGGGACAATTAGAGATAACTAATGGAACAAATTTTATTCGTTTAGCACCAGATGAAGGTATCGCAGAATTAAGTGGTATCAATTTGTCATTACTATCAGGTTCTCAAATAACTTTCCCAGACACCACAATCCAATACACCGCCTTCCCGCCCTCAGGTGGACTCGTTACTGAATATATCACCGGCACAGGCACACTCGTTACCTTCCCAGAAGTAGGGGATCGCTACCTAACGACTTCGACGACTTCTCTTTTAATCGGTAACGGCACAAAGACTTTAACTATTGGCACGGGTCTGTCTTACACTACTCAGCAAGATGTCACGATTGCCTATGACGCGTCTAATCACATGCACGCTACGGTCACAAGTTACAACTCAGGCACGGGTGTTATGGTTGCACAGGTACACAAACATACTGGCTCGGGAACTTTCGCAGCGTGGACGGTAAATGTCGGCGGTGTGGTCGGGGGATTATATTTGGCCATCGATAACAACCTATCGGAACTTACGGCTACGGCTTCTACAGCTCGGACTAATCTCGGTCTCGGCACAATGTCGACCGAACCAGCAACCGCGTATTTAAGCACGGCATCGGCGGTAGCCAATTATCTGACGATCAGCAGTGCCTCAAGCACCTATCAGACTCAGGCAGGAATGAGCGCGTACTTGTCGACTTCAGCTGCGGCATCGACCTATCAGACACAAGCAGGAATGTCGGCTTATCTTTCAACCAGTGCAGCTGCGAGTACCTACCAAACTCAAAGCGGAATGTCTGCTTACCTATCCACGGCTTCGGCATCGGCTAACTTCATCGGTACATCGGCTTACGCAACCACGGCACAAGCACAAGCAGGAACATCGACAACGACTGTTGTTAATCCTTCGACTTTGTTGGACGCTAAATTCTTTGCAGGATACAAACCACTTTCACTAATTTATACTTGGACAAGTGCAATTAGCGGTGCTGGTGCATTTACAACAGTCAGCGGACTTGTTAAAATTGTTTCTGGTCCGACCGCACTAACTGGTTACGCTCAAGCAATCATTTTAAATAATAATGCTAGTCGTGGTCAGCAATATACATCTGGTGCAGACTTTACTAAACGCACTACGATTGGCGGTAGATTTGTTAAAACAGTAACAACCGCAGACGCTAACTCTGTATTCAGATTTTTACTTGGTAAAATTACACCATCTACTCCTGCTGGTGATCTATCAGTCAGGGGAATTGGATTTAGACAGGTGGCTAATGGTGCGTTAGAGTTACAAGTGCATAACGGCACAAGTATTTTTAATGTAACTTCTTCATTCACTCCAACGGCTAATCAAGCATACGATGTTGTGATTGTAGCAGACGCAGGAACGGCAACTATGTATGTCAATGGTTCGTCCGTAGCAACTTCAGCCAATGCACCGACAGCACTTCTGGGTGCTAATACTGGAGTATTAGAAATTGAAGCACAAAATACTTCTAGTCTTTCTGGTTCAGCAATGCAGTATGTTGGCTCAGATATGTTCGTCCAAACAAACCTTTAAAATGTTCACCTACCGCATCACATATTTGCTCGGGAAACTCGACACCTCAATCTGTCCACCCGCAATCGTGTCCGTAATCTTCCCTAACTTCACCGGCGAACCCGTCACTTTAACAGACTCCGAAATCACCGTGACCTTCGACACCGAGCAAACTCCCACGGATCTCGGCCCTCTGGTAAAAGTCGAACTCATTTAATAACTAATCTAAAGTAAAACAATGTATTACATCATCACAGCTGTTGCCTTCCTCGTCATTGGTTTTGTTATCGGTGGTCTTACCTTCCGTAATAATGCCACAAAGATTAACACGACTGTGGACTCCGGCAAGAAACTCCTAGACGCGTTAAAAGGTCGTTAAGATTATGCGTACGTTGATGCTCTCACTTTTAATGTTGATCGGATTTGTGGGTTGCATTGCGTCGGTAGATAAGACCCCCTCGATTATTAACGATTTGGGCGAACTCGACTTGTCCGACTCCGCAGCTGAAGTCTTAGCCATTGGTGCAACTAACGGAACATCGGCATTTACCTATGTCGGTCTCGGACTATTCGCAGTCGGATCGGTTTCCTTTGCTTTCTTAGCGCGCGACGCTGGTTTAAAGTTAATGGCCTGCGGTGCATTAGCCGGGGCAATTCCTTTCGTCGTAGAGTCGACATACTTTTCCATCATCGTCTCAGGGGCATTGCTCCTCTCACTCCTGATCGCAATCTATTACCTATGGTGGAAGGTTCGCCAAAATCAAAATGAAGAAGAAGAACAAAAGCCCTAAAATCGTATTTGACGAACTTGGTGACAAGCGTCCAAACGGTAAGAATAAAACATCTTTTGGTGAAATAGAAACCAATAGCGGTGAAATATATATTGACCCTCGTCAGTCAGAATCTGAATTGCTCGACACAATGGTGCATGAATTGCTTCATTTGAATTTTAAATATATGTCCGAGAAAAAGGTTCATAGCAGTGCTTCAAACATTGCAAACACACTTTGGAAAATGGGCTATCGTCGTAAAAACAAAACCACCTAAAATCTCATAACTTCAATGGAATTAAATATAACTTCTTTATCAGCGATTATCTCAATCGCGTCCGCCCTCGCAGCTTGGGCAGTGATTCCGTGGAGAGTTAGCCAGGTTGAAGATCGTATCAAACGACTCGAGGAAAGCGAACGCAACACCTCGACGCGACTGGCCAGCATTGAAACCGAGTTAAGGTTGACCCGCCATACCCTTGAGCGGATAGCCGAGAAATTAGACGTAACCTAAGGCGTTGAGGTATTCGGACGCTCGGGGCATCAAAAGGCTTCTGAGGGCATCTGGGAGGGGTCTATTGGGGGTCTGGTAGGGGTAGTCTAGGCAGGTTACAAAAGTTAGCGGTTTGCTAACCAAGGGGTCGTTTTGGTTACAAAGGCGGTTTAGTCAAAAGTTTTGTATTTGATGGTTGACGGAAGGCGGTCAAAGGTTTTGACTGATGGAGTACCCAATAACTCCTATGCCTAATCCTAACTACACCAAAGAACAAATGCCAATGCTCAAGCGCCACATCAAGGCCATTGAGAATATTCTCCAACTGCACTTCGCGGGGGAGATTAAACTCGAGCAAGAAAACATCACTCAGCTGCACGAGCAACTCGAAGAACTTACCGAGTGGCAGATTGTCCTATATTTCCAAAACAAAACAAAATAATCTTCCTATGTACAACCTATCCCAACACTTCAACAACTCACAAAAAATGCACTTCTCAGATCATAAGACCGTCTCGGTTTTAATAGAAACGCTAGGGTACATGAATGATGCACTGACACTAGGAGATATAATCTCATTCAAGCACGCTGAACGCTTGGCTCAAAAACATCTCGACCACGCAAAGAAAGAATTAGCCAGGGACGGCATCACGGACTCGTTCTTTATGGTCTCCGACTTCGGTGGTCGTATCGCGTTAAGTTACGAGTATAAGTACCCCGACGGCTTTGCGATTACCTGTAAGCGAATCATTCCACGCGGACAAATCTCTTAATCTTACGACTATGAAACTTATGTCACTCATCGCATTCACACTCATCGCTAATTACGCCCACGCTTTCGACGACGTGGCTATCGCTTCCGCTATCGCTCAGGTCGAGACAGGCGAAGATTACAACGCCATCGGAGACAACGGCAAGGCACGCGGGGCCTACCAACTCCACCGATCCGCTTGGGTCGACGGTTGCACTCAGTTAATGCGTGAAGGCAAACCAGCCTATTCTTACGACCAATGGAAAGACGCGAAGACTCAGGACATCGTGGCCCTTGCCCTTCTGCGTTCGCTCAGAGGCCGTTTAGCGTCTAAGGGTATCACTGACCCTACTCCCGAACAATTAGCCCTCTGTTGGAACATGGGCTTTACAGCTGCGAGCCGTATTGGGTTCGACCATCGTCGCGCTAAATCAGACTACGCTGAACGCGTTGGTAACTTGACCCGCAAATAAACCAATTTGCAAAAGTTTTAACTGATACGATTATGGCTAAGTGTACCAAGACCCAGAGACTTACTTCCTTGCAATCGACCCTGGAGCAAACGGTGGCTGGGTATATAAAGGAGGGGCTACTATTATCAGCGGTAAGAATAATGAACTTGAACGAATTACCCTTAACAAAAAAACAGTTGTTGTTGTTGAGAAAGTACCACCCTATGTCGGAAAGTTTATTCCTTCATCTTCTGCATTCAAACTTGGCTATTCCTATGGCTGGATTGTGGGGAAATTCTCGGACTACAAAACGCACCACATCACTCCGCAAGCCTGGCAGTCATTCCTCGACATCGGCACGAAAGGCACGAAGACAACCACGCAACACAAGAACGCGTTGAAGGACGAAGCGATCAGACTATTTAAAGAC